AAAGGCATTCCATTTAAATGGACTTCCAAAGTATCTCCATTAACTCGTTGTGAACCTGTATTTTCAAAACTAACCTGATAAAACTGATTTCCATCTGAATCAAGTGATGAAGATTGACTACCTGAAAAATATTGTTGTTTACTTATAAAGTTACCTTTAGTGTACCCATAAGTAAGTACTGCATTAGTATCAGCAGAACTTGTAGGTGCGCCTGCGCCCCTCATAACAAAAATAGTAGGGCCATCGTTAGAATTAGTAAATTCTAAATCTTCTTGCGGACCTATTTGGTTAACTCTTAAAAAATCTGTAGCATCAGGCATTCATCTCTCCTATACTTGATTCTCTATTGAACCTTGTTCAGGAAAATTGTACTCGCCTTCAGATAAATCTTTATTTGCTAAACTTTGATTAATATTACTTGATGCTTCTGAAAAACTTGTGACAAATTTTGGAGAAAATCCTCTTTGTGTATTAGATACACCATTAAATTCTTCAGGTAATAAATACCCGTTAAAAGTAAAACTAAAATTAGTTCTAATTAATCTCTCTTGTTCATATTCTGAAGCATCTTGGAAACTATCTATACTTGCGCGAAATTTAAATTTTCCCGGGTCTCCCCAATAAGCACCATCTGTGAAATTAATCTTTTCTATAATCTTATTCATTTGGTCTGTAAAGTTTGTCCAAACTATAGCTTCATAATTCATTATCATATAATCCGGCATTGTTACAGAATGAAATTCAGTACTCGGATTGGCACCATTCATAGCGCTCATTAAATCATATCTGTTGTTTACAGAATATTTCTTTTGAAATTGATATGTAAGTCTCGGCTTATTAGCATCTAATTTATCAATAGGCACATTAGGGTCTTTTTCAATAGAAACTCGTCTAAATGCTATAACGGGTATAACTCTCTTTTTATTTCTGTCTTGCATCCAACCTGATTTTCTAACTGCGGCCCATCTTTCAGGATTAGCATACATAATAGGAACTTTTACTTGATTCCCGTTTTCTTCAACTACCGGCCTTATTACTTCATTAAAATAATACATAACAGCCGCATCGTGGTCCATAAGAGTAATCGAATAATTCTTTTTGTAATTATCATTATCTCTTCTCAATTCACGACTACGATTTACTGCTCGTTTATCTGTATATTGTATCGGTCTTGGTAAATTAGGTTCTACTTGTCTACTTGCCATTATATTGTCCTCACTTCTTCAATACCTAAACTGCTTAATCGTGTTAGATATGCTGATGCTACTACTGAAAAGTTTTGGTTTTGCATACCGCCTACCAATTGATTTTCATTTAAATTAGAAATAGTCCAATAAGCGTAATTCCAATTTATAACATCACCTAAATGTATAACAAGTTTCGATTCTAATATCGAATCTCGTAAAAAAGAAAAAGTAGCATTTTGATTTCTATCAGGTCCGAATTCCTCAGCATTAAAATCAAAATCTTCAGCGTCTACTAAACAATTTAAAGTTACGCCGTTATTCCATGATTTACCTGAAGCCGATTCTCCATACATATCAGTTGGAGTTTCTTGTGAGTTTAACTGATAAACCACTACTTCTTGATTTATAATACCTTCTTTACTATTGATAGGGTCACCAAGAAGTTCCTTATTCACCTTATGAAAGAAGTCATTATCTCTTGTTGAGAGAAAGCGTCCTGCCATCTTATTATCCTATAAAAATAGGGAAAGGAACTTTTTGTAGTTTTTCTTGTAAGGCTTCTGATTCATCTCTTTCAGCTTCCATCATAGACTTTCTACTTGTCTGTTCTAATATTTCCCTAAGTTGTGTTACTAAAGTTTCTTTTTCTGCTGCGGCTTCATTTCGTAAGGTATCACCATCTAACGTAGTGTCTCCTCCGGGGATTGGAACAGAAGCGTATTTACTTCGAATTGTACCTAATAACTCTTTACATAAAGCCAAGCCATATTTTTTAATCCATTGTTTACCAACATCATTTATTTTTTTAAATTCCATATTATTATATGGAGCATTACTAATATCACTTATTCTTCCTAAATTACTACCTTTTAAAGGATTTCCTCTGTCATCTTTTATCAAATACTTAAAATGTAATTTGTAACTATCTGTAGGTTTAGGGAAGATTCTAAGTTTGTTATTAATTAATTCAAAAGAATATGCAGACTTTCTTATTTGGTCATTTAATTCAATACTTTGTATTCTTAACAAATCTGCATACATCGGCATTAATAAAAATTGTATAGCCGGTGAATAATTTCCCCAACCAAAAGAATCTAATAAATTTAAATTGTTACTATTGACACCCGCATACGGGTCAAAATATTTATTAACTGCGGCAGGTCCTTCATAATAAACTTTTCTAACTTCTATACCACTACCTGATGATGCTACACTCTCTGAAGCATTAGTCCATAATGTATTTAAGTCATATTCTTGAGAACCACTCGTTATATCAATAGAACCTGTTTTCCAATCTACGGTTCCACCGACACCTGCTTCTGTACCATATTGTTCAGAAAGAGTTATAAATCTACCAAACGAATTAGTTACGGTTCTATGTGTTAAATTAGAACTTGTAGGCTGTCCTTGTAAAGATAATAAATTATCTTTAATATTAAATTGATTTACTTGTGCTGAGTATTCAGTTATCGCTTCTTCATAACAAGCGTAAAAAGAACCTGATTGCATTTCTACATCTACAATAGGATAGCCAAGTCTCTTAGCCGCCCAATCTGCGAATCTATCTACAGAATGTACACCTGAACCTGAAAATGCTATATCACTATCATAAAAGCCGTATGGTGTTTGGCTACTTGTAAAATTACTGCTACCAGCCCAAATTGGTAATTGTGCCATTTATTTCTCCAAAAGTCTTTTGTCATATATAAATATAAAACTATTAAATTTCTGTAGATTCGTAAAAAGAAAAAGGCCTGATTTCTCAGGCCTTTTTACTTAAACGGTAAAGTTAATCAACTAACTTAGACCATATCAGCGTCAGCAACGATGACCTTTCCGTAAAATTCATTACGAACCATCTTCTTAGCATAACGAGTCATTACACCTTTACGAGGAGTAAAGTTGACCGGGTCATACACGAGAGGTGTCATAATTAACGGAATGTATGGAGCATATACAGCACCTGTTTCAAGGAAGTTACTTCCTCTGAAACCACATAGTATCTGATTTTCCAACATATAAGGATTCTTATAAACGTTATAACGGTTATTAAGAGCACCCATTTGTTGTACGCCCATTGCATACTTGTTATTCATTGCATCACCATTGGTAGAAGCTGCATAGCCTGGAATAGACTCTATTATAGTTGCAGTCTCGGGAGACACAACAATAAAGTTAGCACCACCACGTAGTGTTTTCTGATGAATCGCATTACTTACGGCTTGTATTTTGTTTCCAAGTGTTTGGAACCACTCGCCTTTAGTGTAAGCATTTGAATTAGCTGAAGTTTCTTGGAATCCGCCATTACCTGAATTAACGGTACTTTCGTATTCCATTCCAACTTTAGCAGACCAATTCTCAGTTTTAGCAGAAGCGTTGCTCATCAACATATCCAAGATTTCCAAATCTATTTCCATAGAAACGTATTCAGAAAGCATAGAAGTTAATTCAGCTTCAGCATCAACAGAGTGATATGCGTTTAAGTCTTGAGCAAGTTCAGGTGTCCAAACAGCTTTCAATTTACGAGTCTTAGCGACAATCGGAATTGATTTCATTTGGATGTCTACCTGAGGTATACTCAAGTCAGTTGGAGTTGGTTCAGCAGGAGTATCTTCAAAATCGCCCCTACTTGTTGCGCCTGTTGTTTTAGTATAGTTAAGACCAAGGTTACTTGCAACTATACCAGCGGCACCTGCTACGTGTTCAATAACAAATGATATTGTGTCATCACCGTCATATGAAGTGTAAGCAGGATAAAGTGTAGTAACAGCTGAACCGGTAAGTTCAAAAGACCTTACAGCGTCCGTGTCAGGACTATCTAAGTCTTGTTTACGTATACTAACTTTAGACAAACTCGCAGTTGATTCTAAAGAAGGTTCAAAATCAACATCTGCCCATGTAGCCGAAGCTGTGATGAACTTGTTTGATGCTAATGCAGCGGCAATAGAAAGGCCGGTTTTAACTGCTGGTTTTGCGGAATATCCGAATTTACCAGCACCATAAAGACCACCACTTGCGTCGCCTGAACCTGATGTGTTTCCAAAGATGTCTCCACCTGTGGATGCTAGGCCGTTAGCCGAGCCGTACTTGAAGTCAAGATAAAAGATAAGACCTGAAGGAAGGTTCATTGGCTGAACACTTACAAAGTCTTGAGCGGCCAATTCTCCAAAAATTCTACGAACTAATGGAAGAGCCACACCGGACCATTCTTCTTTGTTAGAAGAAGTAGAGGTCTGAGAAGCTTCTTTAACCAGCTGTGAAGCCTGGTTTTCAAGAAGTACAGACATACCACTTTTCTTACTTTCATCATCTATGCCATCAAG